GATAATACTGACCGTAGGTTGGAGTTATTGGACTGGTCTACGGCTGACCTTTTGGACCCTGAAGCGGGATACCGTAAGCGTATTTTCCGCAAAGTCTACACGTTGCAGATGTCGGCAGAATTGCCTTCGTCTGATGTATTCGGTACCAAGCAGAGCACAGACATAGTCGCTAATATTGACTATACGAATTAGTAAAAGATTGCCCACCATCCACTTCCTCTAGGAGAAGAAATGCCATATACACGCCCAGGGATTTACGTAACAGAAGGTCCCTTCACAACTAATGTACCAAGCAGCCCTGCTGCTGTTGCATCTGCCTTTGTTGGAACCGCCGAACGTGGTCCTACTACCCCAGCACTTGTAACATCTTGGAACTCATACAAGACTCAATTTGGCGACTTGGACGCTAACTATGAGATGGGTTATGCCCTCTACCACTTCTTTGCCAATGGTGGTCGTACCGCATATGTTACCCGTGTTGTATCAGGAGCAAGCAATACTGCTGCTGCAACTGCAACATTTAGTGGAACAGTAAATGGGGTTAGTGCCCAAACTGCCTTCAAATTGCGTGCTCCAAACGTAGGTACATGGGGCAACAACCTAAAGGCAACTATCACTGCTGGTGCCAACGTCAGCACATTGGGTACTTTTAACCTTGAAATTAAATACAACGATGTAGTTGTAGAGACGTGGTCAGAACTAAGCCTCAACCAGAACGATTCTCGTTATATTGAATCTGTTGTTAATAACTACTCGTCTTACGTTCAGGCATATGAAGTCTTGTACAACTCTGCTGCAAGTGCTCCGTTTGCAGCAGGTACAACCTATGCGGTTACCGCTGTGGCAAATACTGCATTCACAGGTGGTAACAATGGTGCAACAATCACCACAACTGCAAATGGTGACTGGTATACCGCATTGGCTAAGTTGAGTGACATAGAAGGTCAGTTGACAATTAACCTTGTTGGTCAGTCAGACCAGACACTTATTAACAGTGCAATTTCATATGTTTCGTACGTAGATGATGCAACTACACCAAACTCACGTAAGCACTCATTCTTGGTTATTGACCCATCAAAGACAATCACAAATTACAGCGATGTAATTACCCTTGTCAGTGGTTACACAGTTTCTTCTTATGCTGCTGTTTACTACAGCATGTTGAAGATGACTAACCCTGCTGTGCGTGGTGCTGGTGCCCTTCGTGACACATTCCCTGGTGGAGCAATTCTTGGCCTCTACCAGCGTGTTGATGCAGAGCGTGGTGTAGGACGTGCCCCTGCTGGTTATAACTACACATTGCAAAATGCATTTGGTGTTGTGACTTCATATAATGAATCACAAGGAGGTAGCCTGTATGCCGCCCATGTCAACGTTTTGAAGAATGTTCCAGGTGCTGGTGTCATCGTTAATGGTGCCCGCACTCTTAAGAAGACAGACATCACAAAGTACATTCCAAACCGCCGCACACTGAATTTCATTAAAGCACAAATTGAGAACATCACTCAGCCTGCTGTGTTCCAACCAAACACACCTCGCCTCTGGTCAAGCATTTCTGGCGGTATTGCCGCTGTGCTTTCTGACCTTTGGTCAGCAGGTGCACTTGCAGGACGCAGCACTTCAGAAGCGTTCTACATTGTTTGTGACACCACAAATAACACACAAGCAACAATTGATGCTGGTGAAATCCACGTAGAAGTTGGTGTTGCTTTGCAGACACCTGCTGAATTTATTGTCATTAGTGTCGGCCAGTTTGCTGGCGGCAGTACCGTTACCGAAACACTCTAAGGAGTAAAAATGCCCACTACACGCACAGACCCATTGCGCTCGTTTAAGTTTGAGGTGCAATTTCTGCCTCCAACTTCAACACGCTCACCCGAAGACACACGTTCAGGTGCGGTACCCGTAACTCCAGGAGCACCTGGTTCTCCACAAAATAGCCTTGCGTCTTTTGCACAGGGTCTTGGAAACCTTGGTTTTGCTGCGATGAGCGGCCTTGCCGTTACAAACGAAGTTATCCAATATCGTGAAGGTGGTATGAACACTCACCCACACAAGATGGTTGGGCAGACTGACTTTGCACCTATTTCGTTCCAGCGTGGTGTATTCCCAGAACAAGACCAATTGTGGAAGTGGCAACGCTTTATCCACAACTGGCAGTCAGGAGCACCTGGTTCAACAGGTGGCGCTGACTATCGTTGTGACGTTCTTGTATGGGTGTATGACCACCCACACTCAAATGCCACATATACCGACAATGTTGGTAACGACACTGGTACGCAGGGTGGTAACCGCAAACTTGGTATCAAGATTTTCAACGCATGGCCTGCATCTTTCACCATGTCTGGTTTGAATGCCAGCGGAAGTGAAATCATGGTTCATGAACTCAGCCTTGTACATGAAGGATTCATTCTTGCATGGACAAAGACTGAGATGGACAACCTTGCACAAAGCCGCTAAATAAACTAATTTTTGGAGAACAAAATGTCAGAAACAATGCAATCACAAGCCTCTGCTGCAAATGAGGCTATCCAAGACCCAGCACCTCGCATCAGCCCCGCACCAGTGACCTCAGTATCACTGATGCGGGGTCTTGAGGGGTTTGATAAGTGGGAAACAGAAGCGACTATCCGTGAACTAAATGGAGAGGACGAGGAAGCAATTGCATCCTTGACTTCTAAAGAGGGTCTCGTATATAGCGACTACATGAGTGCTCTACTAAAAAGAGCAGTTGTATCAATTGGAAACATTGATGTACAACAAAACCCAAATGTTGTTGAAAACCTAATCATCGGTGACCGTGACCTACTCTTTGTGGGTGCCATGAAAGCAACTTATGGTCGCTACCGTGAACTTGAATGCACGTGTGGAAACTGTGGGTCAACAAACTTTGTAACCCTAAATCTAGACGAAGATTTCAAGTTTGAAAGACCAACACAAGACATTACAAAGCCAGTAGAAGTAGAACTCCGTAATGGAACTACCATTAAGGTTAACTACCCTACTGGTGGCGATAGTGCGTATGTAGCAAAAAAGGCAAAGACAATTGCTGAACAAAACACCATGATGATTGCTCGGTGTACCGCATGGGATGCCGATGTATCTATGGAAGAAAAAGAACACTGGGCCAAGAACCTTGGTGTCAGTGACCGCAACAAGTTGGTACGGGCGCTGACCAGCAACCCTCCTGGGCCAAAGATGGAGGAGGTGAAGACTCAGTGCGCCAAGTGCCAAGAGGACCTCATCATTGTGATGGACTGGGTCTCACTTCTATTCGGTTAACCTCACGATTACCTATTGGGAATACGAACTGATTGCCTCTGTTTATACAGGGTTTGGTCTAAATGACCTAAAATATATGACAGTGCGTCAACGCTCTTACTGGTATGCAATGGCTAAGTGGCGCAATAAAAACTGAGGTTTCGTATGGCTGAACAACCGATAATTGACCCAAGAGATGGTGGCAACCGTGATGGTGTTAAAATGGCGACCCCATCTAGCCAAGGTGGTCGTTTTGAAAGTGACCTGAAACCATTACAGGAACTTGATGCTGCTCTTACAAAACTAAATACAAATATTAATAAGTTAAAGACAGACCTTCCAAAGGTTATTACTTTAACTGAACAATGGGCTGCAAAGATGCAGAAAGTCGCCAATGCCATGGGTGGTTTGGCAGGTGCTACTGGTGGTGGCGGTGGCAACGGCGGTTACATTAAACCAGCAGGAGAGTTGACCCAACAAAACTTGGGTGGCGGTGGAATGCCTCTGTTCAACTTTGGCAATACCACTTACAATGTTGACCGCAGTCAAAACCTCACAATGATGGGTGGAGGTGGAGGCGGTGGAGCCAAAGCCGCAGCGGCAGATACAGCCAAGCAGGTTGCTAGTGCACTTGCTGATGCTTTAAATAAGCGCATCGCAGAAAATGCTTCTTACTCATTATCAGCAAATCGCATTGACATGCTCTACCAACAGACTACAGGTATGGGTGGTCAAGAAGTACGTGACCGTATGCGTGCACCCCTTTCCCAATACAAGTTAGGAACAGGTGGTATCAATCAGGTAATGGCTTTACAAGCCTCTACAGGTATTGATGCCTCAAAGCAAGGTCGTAGTGCTGAGTTTATACGTGCCGCATCAGGCTATGGTTATTCTACTGAACAAGTGAACCAAATGGCTCGTGGTCTTGCTGACCCAGCAGCCGCAAACCGTATGTTCATGATGATGGGTACTGGTTTGTACAAGATTGGTGGAGAGCAGCGGAGCACTTCTGAGGTAATTCAGTCAACTGTACAACGCCTTGGGTTGACCACCAGAAGTTCTATTGAAGGGGCAATGGCACCTGGTTCTATGACTCGTGAGCGTATGCGCCAATCAGGTCTTCCTGAAGACATGCAAGACATTACACTTCAGTACGCAAAAGAAAACCTTGCATTTAAGAAAAAGGGTGGCACTGGTATGTATGACGCATCCAGCGAAGTTCACCGCAAACTTATTGGTGTTGAAGACACTTATGCAAACCAAAATGCCGAAACAGAGCGTGTCAAAAATGCCCGTGATGAGAGCATGTACAACAAACAGGCTGATGCTTACTCAGACATGGAAAAGGGTTTGCAAAGTGTAACTAGAGCATTACAGAAATTTGAAGAAGCCATGTCTGGAATTATCGGCGTGAAGATTAGGTCAAAGCCTTATAGTGGTGCTATCAAGGCTGGTGCAACCATTCTTGGTACTGCTATTGGTGCAATTGCAGGCGGGCCATTAGGCGCTGCCACAGGAGCCAGTATTGGTCAATCAGTTGGTAACTGGCTTGGTGACCCTACGGGTGAAAAAGAATCAGGAACTGGACCTAAAGGTGACGGTGGAAACATTGCAAAGAGTAAGGGTGCTCTAAGCAAACTTCATCCACAATTGCGTCAACGTATTGAGGCAATGATGAAAGAAAACCCAAGACTGTATGTAGGTGGTGGAGTACGAACAGCAAAACAACAGAAAGAAATGTTCCTTTCTCGTTACGAACCTACAAATGAAAAGACAGATGTG